TTCTCTAGCTCATTAACATTATTTGAAACACAATATAAGTGTACAATAGCAGAGAACGAATATAATTTAAGCTTAAATCCAAGTTTATCACAAAAAGTAAGTGATGATATAGTAGTTTACGATTATACTACTGGTTCTTTCTTCTCACCGTATATTACAACAGTAGGATTATATAATGAAGCACAAGAGTTATTAGCAGTAGCCAAATTAGCACAACCTGTACCTACAAGTACATTAACGGATATGCATATAATAATTAATTTTGACATGTAAATGTGGTTATACGAAGATAAAGTTATAGAAAAAATAGAAGATTTTCCTGAAGATACTTATGGTTTTGTTTACATGACAACTCATATACCTACCGGAATTTCATATATAGGTAAAAAAGCATTACTTCATAATGTTAAGAAAAAACTTACTAAAGCTGAATTAGCAGAACAAACAGGTCCTGGTAGAAAAGCAACAACTAAAGTTGTACAAAAAGAATCGGATTGGAAAACATATTATGGTTCTGCTAAACCTATTCTTGAAATGTTAAAGGAAGGAAAAAAAGATGAATTTAAGCGTGAAATACTTCATTTAGCAAAAAATAAAAAATTACTTACATATTATGAGTGTAAGTATTTGTTTAAATATAGTGTGTTAGAATATCCGCTTGAATATTTCAATGATAACGTGCTTGGAAAATTTTTCAGTAAAGATTTTAAATAATTTGGTTTTTTAACGTATTGTTATTATCTTGTCTACAATGGTAGATACTATTTTGTTAAATACTGTAAAATCTGTTTTAGGTAGTGGTAAATCCACTTCTAGGGGTAATTATTCATTTCATTGCCCTAGTTGTAACCACCATAAACTAAAATTAGAAGTTAATCTAGATTCCTCATCTATTAATTTTCAAAATTATGGATGTTGGGTTTGTGGATTTAGAGGTAAATCATTATTTACTTTATTTAAAAAAATAGATGCTCCTAAAGATAAAGTAGAGGAATTAAAATTATTAGTAAATAGTACTTCTAAAGAAAAAGTTGATATTACTCAACAACAAAAAGTATCTTTACCCAAAGAATATAAACCATTATTAGATGTATCTGATAATAGTATTATCAAAAAACATGCTTTAGCATATTTGAAAAAAAGAGGAATCACAGAACATGATATTATAAAGTATAATATAGGTTATTGTGAAACTGGTGCATATAAAAATAGAATAATTATTCCATCTTATGATAAAAATGGAACATTAAATTATTTTACAGGTAGAACATTTGAACCAGAAAATCCCATTAAATATAAAAATCCTCAAGTTTCTAGAGATATAATTCCATTTGAATTATTCATTAATTGGAATTTACCATTGATATTATGCGAGGGACCTTTAGATGCGGTGGCTATTAAACGAAATGCAATTCCATTATTAGGTAAAACTATACAACCTAATATAATGAAAAAAATAGTGACTTCATCCGTTAAAAAAATATATATTGCTTTAGATAGAGATGCTTTAGACCAAGCATTAAATTTCTGTGAGCAATTATTAAACGAAGGTAAAGAAGTATATCTTGTTGAAATGGAAGGTAAAGACCCAAGTGAACTTGGATTTGAGCAATTTACTAAATTAATCCAAAAGACATATAATTTAACATTTTCCGATTTATTTGAGAAAAAATTATATGCTTTTTAAACCTAAAAATATGAATAAAGGCGATAGCATACATAAAAAAAGTGTTACTAGAATATTAAACATTAACCAAGAATCAAAACAGATAAATTTTCTAGATACTAGATATTATCAAAGAAACGGTGAATATTATCCTTCAGTAACTTATGTTTTACAATATTTTCCCAAAAATAAGTATTTTGAAGAATGGTTAAAAAATGTAGGCCATAATTCAGATATTATTGCTAAAAAAGCAGCAGATGAAGGAACTCAAGTACATGAAACTATAGAGCGTTATTTAAAAGGAGAAAAAATATCTTGGATAGATGAAAATGGTAGAACTAATTATTCTATGGAAGTATGGAAAATGATTCTTAAATTTGCTGATTTCTGGGAAAAACATAAACCAACCCTAATAGAAAGTGAAATCCATCTATTCTCAGATGAGCTTAAAATAGCCGGTACTTGTGATTTAGTAGTAGAAATGAATGGAGAAATGTGGATTTTAGATATTAAAACATCTAATAGTCTTCATACTTCATATGATTTACAATTAGCTGCTTATACTGCTTGCTGGAACGAAACTTTCCAAGAAAAAGTAACTCGCAATGGTATTATCTGGTTAAAATCAGGTAAACATGGAGAAGATAAAAGTGGTAAAAAAATTCAAGGTAAAGGTTGGGAAATATATGAACCTAGTAGATCAATAGAAGATAATTTAAAATCATTCAAATCAGTATATGAATTATTTAAGCTAGAACACCCAGCTCACCGCCCCAATGCAGAAGCATTACCTACTGAAATTCAGTTAAAGTCATAATATTTATGACAAACACTATAGATGATAAAATTAGTAGACTTATTAAAAGAAGCATTAGATAAGCCTAAAGCCATTTTTCTTGCAGGCCCTGCCGGTTCAGGAAAATCATATATATCTAAACAATTGGTACCTTCTAGTTTCATTACAATAAATGTAGATGATACTTATGAAGATTTATTGAAAAAATCAGGTTTAGGTACTAACATAAAAGATTTTACTTCTGACCAATTAGCACAAGCTGCTAAATTTATGGGTCAAGCTCAAAAGATTACTAAAGAGAAATTGGCTTCTTTATCTAAAGAAAAAAACAATTTAGTAATTGATGGTACTGGAGCTGCTGTAAAACCATTGCTAAAGAAAAAAGAAGAGTTAGAATCATTAGGTTATGACACGTTCATGATAATGATATATGTGTCACCTATAACCTCATTAGAACGTAATATATCGCGTGACCGTAGTTTGTTACCATCTATTGTGCTAAGAACATGGCGTGATGTTAATAAAAATATAGATGAATATAAAAGTATATTTGGAGATAAAATAGCAATAATAAATAATGACCCCCAACAAGCTAAAAAAGGATTTGATGTTGAATATATCAAAACTAAATTTTTAGATACTGCTAAAGCCAAAGGAAAAGAAAAATCACCTGAAGAAATTGAAAAATCTCAAAAAGAAAAAGAACAACTAAATAAAGATATTGAATCTCTTGTTCAAAAAAGTTATGATTTTGATACATTAGAAACAGCAAAAGCTAAAATAAATACCTTTATAGGAAAATGATAAATGGATTGTCTAAATTTTTAGTTGAGGCTATTTTAGGAGAACAACAATCTCAAACTATAGCTCTTTATCCTGGTGCTTTTAAACCACCACATAAAGGTCATTTTGCTGTTGTTAAAAAGGCTTTAGAAAAAGCAGATAAAGTTATTATAATCATATCTCCTGCTGACCGTGGAGGAATTACAGCTGAACAATCTTTACGTATATGGGAATTATATAAACCCTTATTTAAAGGTGATTCTAATAAAATAGAAATAAAAATATCAACTGCATCATCCCCCATAACTGAAACATACGATATAATTAAATCTAATCCTCAGGATAAATTTATAGCTATTTTTGGTAAAGATGAAGCTAAAAGATTTACCTCATTACAGAAAGCAGATAAATATTCTAATGCTTCTGTTTTTGATGCCGGTAATATAGATAATATTAGTGCTACTGATTTTAGAGCAGCTATTAATGCTGGTGATATTGACGCTATATATTATTTTTTACCGTGTGACTGTTCATTAGAAGAATTTGTAAAAATAATTCCTGTTAAGCCACTAAACGAAGATGTAAAAAATCCGGATATAATTCCCGGAGGAATGGCTAAGGGTAAATCATTACAGGATATAGTAAATAAACATAAAGATTGGTCTTACGAATATATGAAAGACCAATTAGATAAAGGAATAAAAATTGAACTAGAACATACTACTTCTAAAAAAGTAGCAACTGAAATTGCTTTAGACCATTTATGGGAAGATCCTCAATATTATATTAAACTAGCTAAAATTGAACAACCGGTTCAAGAAGCAGACCCAAAAGTAGGTACAGGTAAAAAACCTAAAGGGTCAGGACGTAGACTTTATACAGATGAAAATCCTAAAGATACTGTATCTATTAAGTTTAAAACTAAAGAAGATATTGCTGCTACTTTAAATAAAACCTCCTTTAAATCAAAACCACATGCTCGTCAATCTCAAGTTATTAATTTAATACACCAACGAGTTAGAGCAGCATATCAAAATGCCAAAGATCCGGAAACAAAATCTAGATTAAAACGTGGTTTAGAATATATTACTGCTAAAAAAGAAGCATCAAAAGAAAAAACTAAACGTTTAAAAAATCTAAACGAGGTAGAAATATCTGGATTTACTAATGATATAAATAAAGCTATGAATCTTATAAAGGATGAAACTGTTGATCCTGATAATAAGATTAAAGCTTTTTATCCTTATGAAAATGTTGAATATATACCATTACTTAACAATGTTGAGACTGGCAAACCAGGTACGCCTTTTTCGATAAAAGGTAAAATTCGCTACAAAGATAAAGGTGAAAATTTAACAGCCGATG